AGGAGTTTATAAGTCGGCATTTCGCCGTTCTTATTATAGTATGCTTCACTTAAGAAGGCTGAAGCTATAATAATATGCATCAGAATATTATCTCGGGTTGTAGTTCCTGATCCGGAACAATTTCCGTAATCTTTAATGATTACATCTCCATCCCACAAGACAGACACAAATTCGACAGTGTGTCTAATCATCCATACGAAGTACTCACGATGTTCAGGTGGCACATTAGTGCACCGATCAACTATCATATAGAGATCCTTCATGATTGGTATAAATTTATCCCAACCAGATACATCGTAATAAAATCGTATAGGCTTTGATAGTAGTTTGTACGCAAGGGCGTTAACTCCACCGTGAAACGGTGAGAACCCATACGCACTCATTTGTTATTTTTAAGTCTCATAGACGATTTTTTCCCAAATTTAACTTGGGCATAACAATGATGGAATTCTGAAATAAAGAAAAGGCGGATTTTATCAGCTAGAACGTCCTCCTTGACCTTCAATTCCTTCTTGTTAGCTACTGAAACAAGTGGAACTGTATTCCATGGTTTTAACCAATGGTCAGACTTCAGAAAAGCAGGATCTCGAATGAGATCCCCTTTCGTCATTATGTTGTAAGTGGTAGCGGTATATCCGGCACTCTTCGTCCAATCGACGAAGTGAGCCATCTCTTCAGAGCTAGCAATGCTGTCTTTAAACACATCACCATATTGATTCTCTAAAAAACCGCAACCATATTTGAAGAACTCATCACGAAAATCACCAAATTTGGCGTTATCAAAACTAAGTATAGTCTTATTTACATTCTCGATACTGGGTTCCACCATAACGAATTTGTTGGCAGCTATATTGTTCATCTCCGAACGATACGCACTCAACCTTTGCACATTACTGGATTCAGTCATGTGGTAGGGAGCGTCTTTATGCTTAAGATTCATTCTCGGAGCAACACGACCAACATACTTCAGAGTACTGTATTTCCTCTGAGGTCTTTCCGTCCATGACGGAATTATTTTTCCCCTCCATTTAATTCGAGGTGAGGGGATGAACGCCCCGACTTCTAGAAAAAAGCGATGGCTTCATTATTCCCTCCATGAGGGTTAGGGCCATCTGTGCGGCAGTGTAAACCAACAGCACAATTTCTTTTGGCATCCCATAGGAATGCTCCACAAATATTATTAACCGTCGACGCGCTATGTTTAATCACGCCAGGTTCTGTTAGAATTCCTTCTGTCGGACAGATAATATTCTTCATAGTTGCAGGATCACGACCATATAGGTTGTATATCCCGTTAGTTGTGCTACAAGCTTGTAAAGATACAGTCTCAACGTTTGACATTTGAAACATATCAGCAGCAGCAATATGCCAGAGCGAGT